GGAAACACAACCCATGTGAGAGAGAGGTGGGATCCCTCTTGAGCCCATCAGTGTTATTCTGCAGGATATCACTGATGTATTCTTGCCATTCTAGCTCAGCTGGTAGAGCAGGGCTTTTGTAAAGCTCAGGTCGCAGGTTCAAGTCCTGTGAATGGCTTGGGTGTAAACCCAATTTGTTTGATAACATGGATTCAAGTTTTATATACACTGCTGACAATGCTCTAACAAAAAGTTTTTGTAATCATTGTATTGAAAAATTTGAAATAGATGATGACAAAGTTGAAGGAGTAATTGGATCAGATTCAAGGGTTGATAAATCTATAAAAGATTCAACTGACCTTACCATTTCTGGTTTTAAAAGATGGAATACTGAAGATAAGATTTTTTTTAAATCCCTTCAGAAACATCTTCCAATATACAAGTATGAATCTGACTGGTCTCACATCAAAGATGTATTTGGTGATCTAAATCTAGAAGATTCTGGATATCAAATTCAAAGAACCCCACCTGGTGGTGGTTACACTTGGCATCATGACCATAGAATACTTGAAAACCATAGTTTTAGAGTAATTACATTTATTTGGTATCTCAATGATATTGATGAGGATGGTTACACTGAATTTATTGATGGAACAAAAATTCAACCTAAACAAGGAAAGATTCTTTTGTTCCCATCAACATGGTCATACATACACAGAGGATATCCTCCTAAGAATCAAACAAAGTATCTTGTCACTGGATGGATATACACATCCATTTTGTAATCCTCAATCCTCTATAGCTCAACGGCAGAGCGGGAAGCTGTTAACTTCTAGGTTCCAAGTTCGAATCTTGGTGGGGGAGTATGGGAGATTAGCTCAGAGGTAGAGCACCTGCTTTACACGCAGATTGTCACAAGTTCGATCCTTGTATCTCCCATGAAATTTCCTATTTCTTTTAAAAATGTTTTAACTACTAAAGACTTTATCTACTTACAAGATGACTTAAAAGATTGGCGTCTCAACAACTTTAGTGATCAAAAAAGATTTGAAAATGATTACTCTAAAAGTTTTTTTGGTCAAATAGATAGAGAAAATTTAATGCATGTCTGGAGGGCATCTACCACTGTCTCACTTAAGGTAAAAGCAATTCTTAAAAAAAATCTTCAGATTATTAAGTTGCACTCTGGTGGTAAACTGTTTGGGACATGTCCAAATTTTCATACTGATTTTCCTAAAAAGTATGGTTGCTACACCTTTGTCCTATTCACCAATATGAATTGGAATACTAATTGGGGAGGAGAGTTTATTGCTCAAGACCCTGAGACATCTGACTATAAGTATGTTCCATACATACCTAACAATGGTGTTTTAATTCCAAGTCATTGGCAACACACAGGGTCACCACCACTATCAAATGAAGCAGGTATGAGAACATCAGTTGCCTTCATGTATGCTCCATATGATAAGGTTGACACAATGCTGGAGAATTTTCCAGAGATCCATAAATTCCAAAGAGGTTAAATGCTGTTAAATGATTACTGTCAGATGCAAAGAATGCAGAAAAGAACTGTCAAACAGTAGTAAGGTTCAGTTCTGTGGTTGTCCCAATCAAATGAGTATTGTTGACAACAAGATTGGTGCTATTGATTTAAACAAAGTTGTCATGGTCACCAATGATGTTGAGAGAAAAATTGATAGTCACTTCTCCTCTCAAGAACTTCTGTATCAAGAGGAGAGACGAAGACGCAAAGTTCGTAGGTTAGACTTTGAAGAAAGATGATTTTTAAAAAGTTAGATAAGAATGTTTATCATGTAAAAAATGTTCTTCCTAACAACATGTTGCACCAGGTTGTAGATGAGTTTAAACCTCGCTACAACCACTGGATTTTTAGTAAGGTTGAAAAAACTGAGGATGAGAACTATCCTCGTCGTGGTAAAATTTTCAAACCTGATAGAGAGATACAGGGACTAGGAGATAACCTCACATTCATTAGTGTTGGTGAGTATGTTAAACTGAATGTTGAAAAGTTGCTCCAAAACAAATTAAAATTATCCAGGGTAAATACAAATATCCAGTTCCCTGGAATGAACTCAAGTTTTCATATTGATGGTCCTGAAGGAGTCCAATGGACTTTCTTAATTTTCTGTCAAACAAAATGGAATACAATTTGGGGAGGAGAATTCTGTACCCAAACTGAAGATGGATATGTCTATGTTCCATACATACCTAATCATGGGTGTTTATTTGATTGTAACATGGACCACACAGGATTCCCACCAAATAACTTGAGCAATGTACCTAGATTGTCTTTAGCATTTTCATTCAGTCATGTCTAGACTTCCAGAAATCAAACCTGAGCACAATGTCACTGAGAAACAGTGCAAGGATATGATTGACAAAGCTATTGACAAGCACAACAAAACTGCTACACTTATAAGTGCCAGTTTGGGTTCAGTCCTTCTGTTTTTTTATGCTCATGGACTACTCACTGTGATAGGATACTGGTAATGGAAGGATGGCAGAGTGGCTTATTGCACCAGTCTTGAAAACTGGAGAGGGTAATACCTCCGTGGGTTCAAATCCCACTCCTTCCTCTCTTAATATATAATCTAGTGACATACAAAAAAGGTATGGAAATCTTCACTGTTCAGGAATGGGAAAAGAACTTTGATGAACTCTTTGAAAGAGTTGAGAATGGGGAGACAATAGGGGTCATCAATGATGAGGGGCAGGCAGCAGTGATGATGCCTGCTGATGATGAACTCATGAGAATTTACACTGACCACAGCGAGGGATCATAACGCTTCCTTAGCAATCTGGTGAATGCAGCAAACTCATAATTTGCCTAAGGAGAGTTCGATCCTCTCAGGAAGCATAGGACAGCATCCTGACTGTCCACTTGACCTGGGCACCTAGGTCAACTATAATATCAGGGTACAAGACAAGGACAATGACTATCACTTCTAAGTTCAAGAAAGACATCACCACTCTTCGTTCTGCTGTTGCAGGGGACTTCTTCCTGGATGTAAAGAATCCAAAACTTTACAAGAAGGTACGCAAGTTCTATGAAAATGATGGTGTGACTTTCTCTGGTGATCCTCTTGATGACTATGATATTCTCATTGATTGCATTGCAGAGGATCTTGAAAAAATGGAGGTTGCATGAAAATTCTCTTAGAGAACTTTCCCTATCGTTATGTTGAGAAGGGCACCATTGAACTCAATGGTATGCCTGACTTCAGGATCCAGAAAGTAGATTCCTATACTGGAAAATACAAAGACATGTATCTCTGTGACAACCAAGCACAACTTTTGCTTGCTATGGAAGACTTTGAGTACACTAAATGGTTGGATCCTGATGGTGTCCCTGCCTATGTAAAAGATGTAGTCAGATCTAAATAGTAAGAGAATTTTTTACTATTATGGCTAGCAGAAGAGCAACATCAGACACTGGTGCATACATGTCACAGTATGATCAAGAAGTTGAGAAGAGACTGAAAGCACTGGAGGCAAAACCAAAGGCAGCTTCATCCTCAGGTTCCCATGCAGGATGTGATGCAAAGATTGCAGCACTGGAAGCAAAGGTAGACTTGTTGGTTGACATTCTTAAGAAGACACCAGCACTCAACATTGAAAAACTGTCTGGTGGTGCTCTCTAAGACACGGATGGTCTGAAACAGCACTGGTCGGGATAACCCCTAGAGTTTCTTGCTTCTCTAAAGAGCAAGTGGCGTGCATGAATACCCTACTGAGGTGCCTTGACAAAGGGCACCTTTTTTTGTAGGATACATACTAGGTAATACAGGAATTTTATGTCTGAAAATAAGAAGACAGCACTAGTGCTAGGTGCTGGTGGATTTATTGGTTCTCACATGGTGAAGAGACTTAAGTCTGAAGGGTATTGGGTAAGAGGTGTTGACCTGAAGTATCCTGAGTTTACTGAGACAGAAGCAGATGAGTTTGTGCAAGGTGACTTGCGTGATGTGAGTTTTGTTTCTCGCTGCATCCAGTACAAAGGATACCTGGGCAACTTCTATGCAAGTGTTCCCTATCAGTACATTCGCCCCTTTGATGAGATCTATCAGTTTGCTGCTGATATGGGTGGAGCAGGATTTGTATTCACTGGTGAGAATGATGCAGACATCATGCATAACTCAGTTAGCATTAACCTGAATGTGCTTGAAGAAGTTCGTAAACTTAATGAGACTTTTAATGGTGAGGTAAAAGGGTGGACAGAAGCAAATCGTCCTAAGTTAGAACAACCCACCAAAATCTTTTACTCAGGTTCTGCTTGCATGTATCCTGAGCACAATCAAC